GAGTTCAGTCGGTGGATATGACTTTAAGCAGAGATATTCAGACACCGGGTGCAGCAGATTTGACTGGGAGCGTGTACCCAGCAGCAACCTATTTGATCGGCAATGATTTCTCGATCAGTGGCAGTTTCACTCTGAATGCTCAACCCAATGAATTGGCAGCCTCCAGCAGATTTGTTGACGATGACTTGATTTCTGTGGGGATTCAAGTGGATGACGGCTCTTCCAATTACATCCGCTTCTATATGCCACAAGTCAGAATCTCTGCCGTGATTGGCGGCGATCTGGTTGCGACATCGACTTGTGAGTTCATGGTGGTCAAAGGCAGCGCGACATCTGACCAGACCAGATTCCAGCTTAACTATGACAATGGCTAAAGTTGAACCCTCTGGTGCGTCAGCACTGGAGGGGTTCATCATGGAAAGAAAATGGATCTAAAAGCATTCACTGAAGAAATCCCAATTACGTTAAAGAAGCATGATGAGGTGGTCTTTTGGTGCAAGCGTCCGGGAGTTGAAGAGCTGAGTCAAAGTGGAGTCTCTGGGGCACTTCAAAACAAGCGGATATTTGAGCAGTGTGTCACGAGCTGGGATGGACTTGAGCTGGATGGTGCAGCTTTTCCATGCGACAAGCAGAACAAAAAGAAGCTGCTGCAAATTCATTCTGCACTTTGCATTGCAGTTGCAGATAAGTTGATTCGACAAGTGCTTGAAGAGGTGGAGATTGAGCTGGGAAACTAACCCAGTGGCTTGATCTGGAAACGGGGCAAGCCATCTATCTGACAGCATCCAAAGAGCATGGCATTGAAGCAGGGATGCCTTTCCAAGAAAACTGGTGTTGTCAATCCAGACTCAGCAAGTGGGAAAATCCTCCCTGTGACATCTGTCCACGAAGACTGCTCGAACTCAGCCCCATCAATGCCCTGCTGGTGAAAATTTGGAAGCAACTCGATTGGACTGGCAGACGGGGAGGGACTGATCCACTGCAAGCATCAGATATGCTGGAGGTGCTGGCATTATACAAAGCAAAGTTTCCAGAACTGTGGGAGCGTCTCTTGCAGATTGAGACAGTGTTATACAGTCACAGACAAGGACAGATTGAGCAGCGCCGGAAATCGGAAGAGATGAGAAAACGACCCAAGAGGCATGGCTAGAAACGTAACAACCGTTGAAATCCGAGGCGAGGACAAGACTCGGTCTGCCTTCCGAAGTGCAGGCAATTCACTGGATAAATACAACCGGAAGCTGGAGAAGACCACCTCCAAGACCAGTGCCCTTGCCGGCAGCATGGGGAAGCTCGGTGGTGCAGTTGCTGGGCTGGTTGGCATTGGAGCAATCACTGCTCTGTCTCGGAAGGTTTTGACCCTTGGCGACCGTCTGCAAAAGGTCAGTCTGCAAACTGGGCTTGCAGTTGAAGAGCTGGAGATTCTCCAGTTTGCTGCATCACAATCTGGAGTTGGAACCGAGGCATTGAATAAATCCATGCAGAAGTTCTCCAGAACGATTGGAGATGCAGACCAAGGGCTTAAAGAAAGTGTTGATGCCTTTGATCTGCTAGGAATTTCAATTACTGCAAATGATGGAAAGCTAAAAGATTCCAGCACACTTTTCGTTGAGGTTGCAGAAGCAATCAAAGGAATTGAAGAACCTGCCCGGAGGTCTGCAATTGCATCTGATCTGTTTGGACGTTCTGGGGGAGAACTATTGCCTCTGCTCCAGCAGGGAGCATTTGGCATTGATATGTTCGCAGATCGGCTGCGGAAGGTTGGCGGGATCATTGGCACTGATGCAGCAAATGCAATAAGTGATTTTAATGACCAGATGGATTTGCTCAACAGAGCATTTACGGCAAAATTTGCCGTGATGTTGGTTGCAATTCTGCCCTTCCTCACGTCTCTGGTCGATAACTTTGATGCCATTGCAAAAGCAGTTGGATTTGCTGCATCTGTGTTTCTGGTTGCAAAACTGCCAGTGATTCTTGGAGCAATCACTGCTGGAGTCACTCTGTTGACAAAAGCAGTCATGTTGAATCCTTTGGGACTGCTCGCAACTGGAGTTGCTGCAATTATTGTCTATAAAGATGAAATTGCCGAGGTTTTTGGATTTGCAGATGAAACGCCAAAGAAGCTGGCACAGGTCAACACTAAGCTCGAAGATACTGCAGATCAAATGCAGAAACTCACCAAGCTGGAAAAGGTGCGTGAAAAGACTGCTGCAAAGTTTGCAAAGACAACGAAAAAGGAGCTGGTGCCAAATCTCAAGAATCTTGACAAGCTGGTTGGCACCTCTGCAAAAGCACTCAAAAGTTTACAAGGTCGAGAGGGCTTTGGTGGCCTGTTGTTGGAGATTACAAAGTTCTTTGTTAATGCAGATTTGTTGTTCAAAGATTACTTTGGATATATTACCGACACCACAGAGGGTGGACTTAATACTGTGTTTTACCAGTTTGAAGAGCTGATGCTGAGGTTGGATAATGTGACAGTCTTTGCTGGCAACAGAATCAGGAACAGCTTTGCAAGAATAATGAGTGACATGGAGCAGCGTGTTTTGAATCTGGATGTTAGAGTTCCAGCAATTCTGATTCCTGCGTCTGCATTCCAGTTTGAAACTCTGGAAGGAGCAGGGCAGAAGCTTGATCAGTTGGTCAATCAAATCAACTCCTACTCTGTCTCTGCACGTTCCAGAAGTCGTGATGCCGCATTCGGGGGCACCAGTGGTTCAAAATTCATATATGACCCGGCGCATTCCGTATTCTGGGCCGATCAAATCCCAGCCGGGGGGCACATTGACAGAAGCAATGCCTTGTCCTACGATGTCCCAGCCGTGACCACTGGCAGCAGTGGAGGCTCTGGTGCATCGAGGGGCATGAGTTCTCCCGGTGCCCGTGAAGCAGCTGGGCAGGGAGGTGGAGGTGGTGTTGTTGTGAATATCTATGATGGAACAGGACAACAGCTTTCCAGCTATGATTCTGCAATTCGTGTGGAGATCAAAGAGAGATCAAATCGGCTGGGGATGATTCCTGCACTTAACGTGTCGGGAGTCTGATGGCATTTCAAGTCGATATGGATTTAACTGGCAGCCCCTTCAACGATTCCTCTGGAGGTGGAGGCTCTGGTATTTGGCATCTTTCAGAACAGCCCGGAGGTTTTGCGTCTGATTCCTATTATCAGCCCTTTATACAACAACTGCCGAGATTCTCTGAAGGTGGATTTGATAATGGGTGGTTGGCTCCCTCCTATGGCAGCCTTGTCATTTCAAATCGGCCCACTGATCCAGATCATCCGTTTTCTGGAACCAACTTGGGCATCTTGATTGACAATCCCATGAGTGTTGTTCCTACAACACTATACTGGGATGGGCAGAAGATTGGACAAGTCTCCAGCATTCTCAAAGATTTGACCGAGAACAGTCTGAGCTTTCAGCTGGAGGCTCCAGTTCAAAGCTACAATCTGCTGCGGTTGTTCTTGGCAGAAACATCCACCACTGCGGAGGTGATCGGCATTGCAGACAATGGTGCAGGAAAATGCAGGATTACATTCTCTGCAAGTCATCCATTCTCTACTGGGGAGGTGGTCTTTTTTGTTGGCATGGATTTGGTTGGCGCAGAACTGGAGTCTGATGGCTCAAGCTCAACATTGTTTACGATCACAGATGTTCCAGCAGGGACAACAATTGATCTGGAAAAGGATTTTGCAGATATTGCATTTCCAAATCCGATTACAGAGAACAAAAGCATCAGTGGAGGCACTGTCTATGCTGTTGATACATTAATTGACAATGCAATTCAAGTGGATTCTCCAGTAACAATTGATTCCGGGGTAACAGTTACATTAACAGGAACGTTAACAATTACAGCAGTGGAGAGACGACTGCCGGAAGATGTTGATATTCCAGCAGGGTTGACTCTGACAATTGATGACGGATTGACTGTTGCAGTTTCTGGAGTATCCTCTGCGGCTGGTCAAGTTTACTACGATGTCGGATCTGCAACGTCTAGTGATAACCAACTTGCATTTGCATTTGGAACAATCACATTAGAGAATCCGATTCTGGTGCTGAACATTGCAAAAACAAGAGTCGGCAATCCAAATCTGATGATTGAACTTGCCGGAGGCAATGATGCCAAGGTGCAGGATGATGGTCAGCAGGAGTCTGTTGATGTTTCAGAGAGTACAGATTTCACCACGGTTGAAGCGGGGAGTTTCCCCATGCTGGTGCTGGCCTCTGGTGCAGTCAATGGCGAGGCATCTGTGACAGGAACAACTGGCTATGTGGACAGAACAAATGGCGACTCTACTGCATCTGATTTCTTTGTGATGTTGGGGCAGACTCTTGGATATGATGTTGTGCAAACACTGGCACCAGATTCGGACACAGAAACCGCAGAGCTGGCAATCTTTGAAACACAACAACAAAGATTTATTGATTTTGCCGACATTGTTGCACGTGGAATCAACTACCAATTTTGGATTGATGAACCAGAGAAAACCATTCATGTGATTGATCGGGCCAATTCTCCTGCATCGTCTTTGACCATTTATCCAGAAGACATTGTTGGAATCAATCTGGGCTTGCCGGGGCCAATTTCTGGATTGATGTCAACTCGGCCATTTAATCAAGCACTGGGTGCCGGAACTCTGGCCAATGCCTACAAGCTGCACCGATTCCAAAGATTTGTCCGTCTTGCAATTGCAGACACAGGCAGAGATCAAAGAATCAGAACATTTGCACCAAGCATGACCAAAGCAACAAGAATGCTGGGGAACATCAGAACCATTACGACAAGGCCCAGAATTGAAATCACAATTCTTGGAATCAACACTGCAATTGGCTTGGGCGAGCGCATTGATTTCTTCAGCGATTCCATTGGCATTTCTGGATACTTTATTACACGAAAACGGTCTTGGAACTTTGCACAAGAACAGACAACATGGGGAGGCGATGCCGTGATTGATCCTTACACACAAGCAGGGTCTGCATGAAGTTCCTTCCAGACAATACAATCAATGCAGTGAGTTTGACAACGGGCACTGCTTTGTCGGCATGGCCAGTTTCAAACATTGAAACAGAACAACCCCGCAATCGCATGATAGGGAGCGCAACCACGCTAGTGGTTCGCGCTACCTTAACAGGAGCCGCCACAGCCTTTTTTGTTGGCAACTGGATGGCCAGCTCTGGCACTTACTCAGTGGATGGAGGTGGAGCAGTTGCATGGTCATCTGCACAGCTAGAAAATCAATACGGTTACAATCCATGGGGCCGAGGATCAACCCAGTGGCAGAAAAGCCAGTTTGTCACCATTTCTGGCAGCAGCACTCTTGATTTGTCTCTGACCACTTCCACGGATTTCAAAGCACTTCCATTGAATCCGATTACAAATGCGATTGCAAACTGGAGACAAGATGCAGGAGCAACTGGTAGATTTGAAGACTCCAGCAATGCAATTGTCAATGTGTCCCAGCATGGTCAAGTCCTGCTGGGCGGCTGGGCTACCATTGGAGGCAGTGAATACCAGATCATCAAGATTGTTGGAGATGGAACCAGCAGTGCCTCAATCACGTTGTCTGCAACAAGAGCCAGTGCAGCCTGTACAGTTCTCAAGCATCCTGTGGAGCTGGGCATCTTGCGAGTGGGCACAGTAACCGAGGTCAACAATGCCAGCAGCTTGAGCCGGGGAGTCCGGGATTTTTCTAGCATATCCACTGGGCCAAACGGCAGTTATCAAACTCTGCTGAGGAATGTCGCCCAGACTTATGGGATCAGCTCGATCTGGTCACAAGCACAGGCAGACAACCTCGTTGGCATTGCCAATGCCCGGAGGGGGTTGCCTTTGCCTATCGAAGTTCTTTCCAGTATGCCCACAGAGCGCAATTCTTTTGCAATTTATGGCAGCATCAGCAATCCAGAGGAGGGCTATGTTGGCGCGACTGGTTCACATCGGGATTTATCCTTTCAAATAACGGAAGCATTATGAGTCTATTAAAAGCAGACACAATCAAGCCAGTCACCTCTGGCGGGGATTTGTCATTGCAAGGGGATTCTGGAGGGAGTGCAGTTGACTGCCTCAACATAACCAGTGCTGGTGACATTAACTTTACAGGCAACACTGATGCAAAGATAAAACTGCCCTCTGCTGGAGGCATTTATGAATCAGATGGCAGCACTGCAATTTTGACAGAATCTGGTGGAGCAGTAACGTTGGACAATGTAGCAATCGGAAGTTCTGTTACAGGTTTACCGGGGGCTGGGCTTACACATATTAAGACCATTACAGCTTCCGGGGTTACTAATGTAGCATTTGTTAATGGGACTGCATCTGTGGTATTAAATAGCACCTACGAAATCTACAAAATTTTTGGTTCAAACATTACTGTGACAACGGACGGGACATATCTGAGCTGTTCACTTTCAACAAATGCTGGGGTTGGATATACTGATGCAACTGGGGGGGGAATTTCGGGTGGAGGCTCGGCTGGTGGTGTTGCAGGTGCCGGAAGTTTTTATGCTGCAACTGGTGGATTTATTGAGCCGGGCTTTGGGATCGGAAATGCCTCCGGGAAGAGTGTCAGCTTTGAAATGACCATCTATAACCCTGCGGGAACAAGTGTTGATGTGGTCATCCATGTTAGTACAGCATACAGTGCGAGCAATGCAAATCTGATCTCTGGGACGTGGATGCTGCGGTCACCATTTACTAATGCCGATGTTGATGCCATAAAAATCAATGTGCCCGCTGGGAATATCTCTGGTATTTTCCAATTATATGGTGTTAAATCATCTTAATATAAACAAGGGGAAAAACTATGGCTAGGTTCCATAACATAAACGGCAACGATATTCCATTCACTTCAGAAGAAGAAATTGCCAGAGATGCAGAAGAAAAGCTATGGGCAGACGGGGCTTATGATCGGGCAGCCGTCCGTCTCCGTTCAGAACGCAATGCACTTTTAGCATCCTCAGATTGGACAGGGCTTGCAGACTCTGCACTCACAAGCGAAGTCTCTGCAAAGTGGAAACTATATCGGCAGCGTCTCCGTGATTTACCGTCTGGCTTGAATACGTCTGCAAAAGTAAAAGCTGCGAAATGGCCAGCAAAGCCATAACCGAGCCTCAGCCTGTGCTTGGCGGCCATTGGGAATGCAGTATCTGTGGTCGGCAAAAATTCTGTCTTGAAATCTCGGATGAAGTCTTTACTTGTCGAATGTGCCGGATACGGAAATTGCAGGGAAAGCAATGATTGAAACACAAGAGCATCCAGTTATAGGCGGATACTGGAAATGCGAGGACTGTGGACTTTTGATTGTGGATGAGTTGTCTGTCTGTCCCGAATGTAATGCTAAAAAGACTAAGAATGAGAATATAGATAAACGACTTTTTATGGAAGCAAGTGAATTAACGATTTCAGAGCATGAGGAAATGCTTGCAGACAACGGATATAATGCAAACTGATGGGGAAATCTACAGACTCTGATACACTTTCCGAGATTCTTGTCCGGCTTTCTGGATTGGAAATCCAGTCAAAAACGTCAGTTGAAATGACGAAGCTGATTGATGCTCGGATCGGAAAACTCGATGAACATCATGATCGGCACACCGAGGTTTTGGATGCCTTACGGAGCCGCATGGATCGTCTCGATGGAGCAAAGGGTTTGGCGATGGTTTTGATTGCAGTGGTTGGCGCGCTGGGCAGTATTGCTGGCTGGCTATTCGGCAAGATGTAATGAACAGTGAGACTAGAAATATTTGGGATTTTAATGCTAATCATCATCACCGGATTATTTTCCGGGATCTATCATTTATTTTTGATGGAGAGGGATCAACTTAGGGCATTACAAACAACAACTTCTACAACGTCGGTAGGCGTGATTGGGATTCAACTCCGGCTGAAGATTTTGGAAGCAGCAATCCTCAATTATAGTTATGACAAAGAAGGAGAACAGAAATAATGGGACGTGTATCTGTAGCGAGACCGGGAGAGCGACATGGAGAAACATATAACACAATCGATGAAATCGAGTTTCTGAACGATATGCCTAGATTGATGTCGATTCGTGCCGGCGGCAAAGAGTCTGTCCGGAAACTACCAGATGCAACCATCCTTGGCCAGTATCGCAATTACCTAAAATCTTGCAAGAACCGGAAAGATTGGGGATCAGTCGAACAAAACAAGGTGGTCGCACATTGCAAAGCATTGATGTTACGATACTTACGCCATGCACATAAGACGGCATAAGAATGCTGAATCTGCTGCGGCTGGAATCGTCACATGAGGGCACAATTGGAGTCTTCCGGATCAATGGAGAAATCATTTGCTGGAGTCTGGAAAATCGCTGGTTGAATAACCTCCCCTTTCGATCCTGCATTCCAGCAGGAGTGTACAACTTTGGATGGACAGAATCTCCAAAGTTTGGCAATTCAATGGAAATCCAAGAGGTGCATGGACGCAGTCATATCTTGATCCACGGAGGAAACACTGCAACAGACACCCTTGGCTGTTTACTGCCCGGCTTGCAAGTGGGACAGCTCAAAGGCATCCGGGCAGTGTTGCGCAGTCAAGATGCCCTCAAGCAACTCATTGAGGTGGTCAATGTCATTAAACCGAAACAGATTCACATAGAGGAAAGCTGGTGATTGCATTACTTGGAACAGTCCTATTGGGCGCAACAAAGACAGTGGTGATTTCAATGCTGTCTGAAAAGATTATCCTCAAGCTGGGGTTGGAAATCGCAGAATGGGCAGCAAAGCGATCCACCAACAAGATTGACGACAAGCTAGTGCTGATGATGAAGCAGCAGCTCCAAGAGACTCAAGTCATCTGATCTGCTGATTCTTGGCGGAGAGACAGCAGAAGCTGGGCAGATGCGGGCAGCCGTCATGTGATGGCCTGTCTTGGGACATCTGCCCGGCTCCACACCCCTACCACACCCCCTGCAAAATAACTGTTGACAGCTTGGCCCGATTCCTGTATCTTGGGTTTGAGGGTGCATGACTTCATGCGCCCAATCTCTTGACCGGAAGGGATCAAGATGGAAGAGGGAACCATGTTTGCTTGGGAGGTCGCTGAAGTCATGGGCATCAGCCCTTCCAAGTTTTTGAGGACAGCCGCAGATGATATTCCATGCCAGAAAAAAGGTGGAGTGCGGCTTTATCTGCGATCGGACGTTGAGAATTATCTTTATGGATCGAGTGCAGCAACCAAGCAGAAGGAGAAGGACAATGGGAAATGAACAGAGAGCAGCAACTGGTTGGAATGTGGAGAGCTACCGTTTACGGATAAGCCGCATCATCCAGAACATGGATCAAGAGGCTATTCTGGAAAATGCTGTGACCGTGGAGAGAAGTGTCCGGGACGTAACAAAACGCCCCAGATATATCCAGTGGAATGAACAAATGGGGCTTGCCAGTGGAGCCTCTGGCTGTGCATTAAATGTGAAGCTCTGGAGGCAACATGGCCAATGAAACAGCGTCAATCTGGGGCGATCAGCTTGAGGAAATCCAGCAGTCATTGGAACCCTCAAAGCACTGGCTGCGGATCAAAGATGGAGACAGTAGGAAGCTCCGGCTTTTGGGCACTTTGCTGGATGGCAATATGGTCAGAGGATGGCTTTCCTTTGGGCTGGATTCTAAGCCAATTTACAAGCATCAGAGGGCAGAGATTGTGCCAGAAATGCTTGGGACTGATCCATGGGGGAAGTCCCAGAAGATTTGGCCCTTCTGGTGTCTCCCAGTCTTTGACCATGCCGCGCACAATGTCAAATTGTGGGAGATCAAACAGCAGACTCTCCAGCAGCGTCTCTTTGATCTGACAAGCCCAGCATCTCCAAATCCCCAGTGGGCAGACTGGCGCACTTACGATCTGGAGGTGAAGTTCTCCAAGTCATTGCCTCCGGCACAAATGTGGCAAGTGCAACCGTATCAGCCGGAAGCTCTCACAGCAGAGGTCAAGCAAGTGGTCTGGAAGGCTCTGCAAGGGCTGCAAATGGCTGGGCTGTTCGAGGGGATTGATCCATTGGACGAGGCCGAGGCCGTGGAACAGATGCCTTTGTCAACACCCTCACCCTTTGAATGACCATGACCAGATACCCGACTCAAAAATCACCCTTCCAGCTCGGAGATGAAAAAAACCCCCCCCCAAGGGGGGTTTTTATTCATTCCTCACAGCAAGAGGGCTTGCTTGATCCCTTGGCGGGATCGGAAGGGCATGGGCAGCTGCCAGCTGTCCCTCGGCATTCCAAAGACTCAACGCCAGAGGAAAGCATCCAAGTTCTCAAAGCACTGATCGCCCGGTGCCAGTGGAAACGCGCAAAGTGGAAACGAGAGCATCCTCAAATGATCCCTGATCCTTCCCATCAAATTCCCACTGATGAAAAAGGAGCGGGTGGGGATATGTATTTGCTCCAGCCTAACGGCGAGCGCATTGGAAAGCTCTACCGAGACAGAGAGACAGGGCTGGATTACGTTTACTATTATCACAGGCCATGGGTGGGTCGAGAGAGTGTTTCTGATAAGATCAGAGGCAAAAAATCAACACACAACAAAGGAGGAACATGAGAGCAGAACTGGAAACCCAATTGCTGGCTTTGGGCTGGTCACTTGAAAAGTTCGGGGCCGGGGATATCCGAAGAGTCGAAGGAGACGGGTCGGCTTCACACTGGTATATTGCAAGGAATGGAATGATGGCCCAGAAATTCCAGACATTGCCGGAGGTTGCAGAATGGGCAGATGGAATGCTTGAGGGTCAAAGGGCAACCAGAGTGCGGCCATTCCAGCGGATCAGCCTATGAAACGTCCGACCTATTTAGAGCCTGTGCTGCGGTGGGAGTGTCCACGGTGCCTCAAAACCTTCCGTAGCTACATTGGCGACCATGGCACATGCCGAGGGCGTGTGAGGGCATTCCAGTTCCGTGAGTGGGCAGAGCCGGGACAAGGGGAGGACTTCCGGGATCAAGATCAGAACTACTCTGGTTTGAGATGAGTCAGATGTCATGGGACTTTTCCAAGTTGAAACATGCTGTGCCCGTTGAAGCACCGCAGCCATTGGCGAGCGTGAACGGAAAAGAAACAAGACCGTGGAGAAATGATGAGACAGAAAAGAATTTAGAGGATGAGAGACTGGTAGCCGAGTTGATTGAAGCTGAATGGAAAGTGATCGTGAAAAAGTTGCCTCGGCTATATCATTTGGACTTTGTTTTGTTGAATAGGAAAAAAGAAATCAAAGGATTTGCAGAGATCAAGATTCGGGATAACAAACAGTTCCAGTATGCGGAATACATGATTGGACTGAGTAAGGTTTTGCAAGCAAAGAAGCTCACAGAGTTCACAGGGCAGACTTCTGTGGTCATTGTTCGATGGACAGACTTCACTGGATGGATCAGCTTGCGGGAGTATAAACGGATCGGCTGGGGTGGAAGAACTGACCGAGATGATTTCCAAGACCTAGAACCAATGGCTTTCTTTACTGCCAGTGACTTCAAAGCATTATAATTTCCAAGCCGAGGCTATTTGATATGAGACCTTTGCTGCAAAGGTAGCAACCGAGATCAACCGTGTTCCGAATCCCCATGAGGGGTTATGAGTCAGGCAGCGCCTATGCTCAATTTGGGTGACGAGACGTTCCGAATCCCCATGAGGGTTATGAGTTACATGTTTTACTGGATAGTGTTTATGGATTGGAAGAACGCTATGACCCAAGCCGAGGCTAAGGGATTCTCTCCATCCTTTGGAGAGATGCAGGGCACAGTCTCTCGCACAATCCCAAATCCTGCCCACTGGCTCTTTATCCTTGGGAGCCCGGCTGGATGTCTCGGCTTTCTGTACTGACTGAAGCCACAAGCCTGCTCATCCACAACATCCTCACAATTGCTTGCATTACTGCAATAATGTTGCTTCTGGCAACTGTTGCAGTGATTGATGCAAGTCTCCATGGTTTCTGACCTCGCACAACTCAAGAAGGGCATGACCCGCCAACAGCGGGAGCAGCTGCCCTTTGCCTTATCCAATACCCTCAATACCATTGCCTTTGCAGGCCGGCTGCACGTCCAAGCGCAGCTCAAAGCAAAGCTCGACCGTCCGACACCCTACACCCTCCGAGGGGTGCAGGTCGAGAAGTCAGACAAGAAAAAGGCATTGGTTGCAAAGATTGGATTTGCTGGCAAAGGCTTTGGCAAGATGCAGGGGGAAATCCTGCCTGCTGAATATATGCACTTCCAGATTGCTGGAGGCATCCGGCATCCGCGCAAGCGCACCATCATGGTGCCCACCAAGCATCAGAAAACAAATAAGTTTGGCAATCTAGCAAAGACCAAGTTCTTTAGTCTCATTGCAGACAAGGCACGGCATTTCGTTGGGGTGCCAACATCGGGCAGCAAAGGCGGACGCAAGCCTCGGCTGGGGCCAGAAGCTACGGGAGTCTGGAAGCGTCCGGGGCCAAAGGGCAAGCGCAGGAAGAACATTCAGATGCAGATTGCCTTGGAGCCTCAAGCCCGCTACAAGCCTCGGTTTCCCTTCCCTGCAATTGTCGGCAGACATGTCAAAAAGACCTTCCAGAAGGAGTTCCAGAAGGCCTTCCAAAAGGCCATGAAATCAGCACGTTAGTAGGTTCTTTCTGGGGCATTATGTTGAGTATC